AACAGCTTGAACAAGTCGCGGACTCGATGGCTGTGGAATTACGAATTTGTGCCCGCGCCCGGCGAAATTTATTTCTCGCCATACGAAAAGCAATTCGCGAAGACGGTTGGCCAAGACTTCATCCTGATCGAACCCAACGTGCCGTGGCACAAGTCAGTGGCCGTCAACAAGGCTTGGGGCCTCGATCGATATCAAGAGGTCGCCGATCGGCTGCGCGCGGCTGGCCACGATGTTGTGCAATTCAGCCACGGCCGCGATCGCTTGAAGGATGTTAGAACGATCGTCACACCGACGTTTCGGGATGCGATGGCGGCGCTGTCCAAGGCCAAGGCCGCGGTTCTGCCGGAAGGCGGGCTGCATCACGCGGCGGCGGCGCTCAACGTTCCCGCTGTTGTCTTGTTCGGCGGTTTCATTCCGCCGCAAGTCACTGGCTACACGATGCACGTCAATCTGACCGGCGGCACCGATGAGGCGTGCGGCACGCTGTCAGCGTGCCATCATTGTCGAAAAGCGCTCGACCGGATCAGCGTTGATGATGTGATGAGCCATGTCTAAACGCTGGCAGGACGACGCGCTAAAGGCGGGACTTATGGATGACAAGAATCCGATCAGACGGGTCGTCAAAGGGCTGCATGACGTCCGATGGGACGGTCTCAGTGATTTGTTGCTTCGTGCTCGTAATCGTAGCGTTCTCGATGTGGGCTGCAACCGGGCTCATACTCTATATGACTTCGCATTGAACGGCGCGAAGCTTGTCCACGGTTGCGACATCTACGGTCCCGGTATGGCCGCGGCGCAGCACTGGTTTGCAGAGGTGCGCGATTGTCAAAGCAAGTTCGAAGCGGTCGATCTGAGCAAGGGCGCCGGTGCGCTCGATCAGGCGTTCGGGAATATGCGTTACGACATCGTTCTGATGCTCGGCGTGTTGCACAAGCTCAAGCGGGAGATGACGCCGGAAGCGGTGTCGGGGCTGATGCAGAATCTCGGGCGGCGCGCGATCGAGTATTTCGGTTGGAGCGGCTATCCCGAGGAAATCCCGCAACTCGATTTCGACATGGGTGCCGTTGGGCTCAAGCGCATCCACACCTCGGAAATAGGCGGCATCGGCCATCCCGCCGCGATATGGCGTCGGTTCTAGCAAAGTGGTCGCATCTTGATTGGGTTCGGCCGTACACGAAATCGTCGTCCGAGCGATTGGCTGCGATGGCTAAAGCGTGCCAGCGCATCGAGATCAAGGGCGTCGAGGGCGATGTTGTCGAGTGCGGGGTGTGGCGTGGCGGCAATATCATTCTTGCGCGGTTTTACTGTCCTGACCGTGTCTGTTGGCTGTTCGATACGTTCGAAGGTATGGCCAATCGCAGCGAGTGGGACGTGAGCCGCAGCGGCGTCAAAGTTGGTTTAGGCAAGTCGGCAGTGTCGATCGAGGAAGTGACGGACAATTTGCGCGTGACCGGAACGTTCGATGCCCGCAAGGTTCGGTTCGTCAAAGGATTAGTTGAGGAGACCTTGCTAGATGAGAGCAACCTGCCCGAACGAATTGCGCTGCTGCGGTTGGATACCGATTGGTATCAGTCGACCAAGATCGAACTGGAAGTCTTGTGGCCGCGCGTCGTTCCCGGCGGCGTCTTGATAGTCGACGACTACGGTCATTGGCTCGGCGCCCGTAAGGCAGTGGACGAATACTTCAAAGGCGCATTGCCGTTCGAGCGCATCGATTACACGGCAATCATGGCGGTGAAATAAATGGCGGCCAAGAGCGGACCATTGCAACACCCCGCCGAACTGATCGAGTTCGTTCGTTTGATCCAGCGCGAGAAAGTTAGCAGCTACCTTGAGATCGGATCGCGGCACGGCGGTTCGCTTCTGGCGATCACTCGGGCGCTGCCGAAACATTCGCGGGCGGTGTCGGTCGATCTTGAGGGCGGCACGCAACTCAAGGCGATCGTGGGCGACTTGCAGGAGGCTTACGGTTACGAGGTGCACCTGTTCATTGGTGATAGCGTCGACCCGAAGATCGTCGCCAACGTGCGCGCGCTCGGGCCATACGATCTTGTGCTGATCGACGCCAACCATACCGAGCCGTATGTGCGTCAGGATTGGCTCAACTACGGACCGATGGCGCGCATGGTCGCCTTCCACGACATTGCCTACGACTTGGGCGACCGGCCGGTACCATCATGGAAGATCGAGGTGCCGCACGTCTGGAACGAAATCAAGCACGGCTACCGGCACGAAGAGATCAAGCTGGACCCGACCAAGCGCGACAACGGTCTTGGGATTCTGTGGCGCTAGTCGTCTGCACATGGCTGTGGGGAACCAAGTACACGCCGGAATATGTCGAGCGTCTTTACCGTGCTGCGCGCCGTCACATCAAACAGCCGTTCCGGTTTCTCTGTCTTACCGAGCCGGATCGCATCGCCCACCTTTCGACGGGGATCGAACGCCATGCCATCTGGGACATCGCGCTTACGCAACTCAAGGGCTGCTTTGCTCGACTCCGCATGTTTGATCCAGCATGGCAACAGGCTTTGGGTATCGATGACCGCATCGCGTGTTTGGACTTGGATGTTGTTATCACCGGGCCGCTCGATCCGTTGTTTGATCGACCCGAGCCACTGGTGGTTCTCAAGGGTGCTAATGCCTCAAATCCGTGCCCATATAATTGCTCGGTCATGATGCTGCGCAAGAACGCGCATCCCGAGTTGTGGGGCGATTTCAGCGTCGACAAACTCGACGCCATCCCGCGCTACGAGTTCCCGGACGATCAGGGTTGGCTGTGGTATCGCGCGCCGAAGTTAGCCGGCTGGATGGTCGGCTGGCCGAGCGGCATCTATGCCTTCCAAAAGCCGGGCTGGCCCAAGGACACTACCGATCTCCCGCCCGACGCGCGCATGGTTTCGTTCATCGGCTGGCGCGATCCCAAGCAGTTCTCCGAATTGCCGTGGGTGCGGCAGCACTGGGTGCAAGCATGACCTACGGTCCTGCAACTCCGCGCGGGCTGATCATGGTGGCGATCCCGCGCACCGGTATCTCGCCGGACTCGCCGCCGATCGCGCCCGACTCACCACCGATCTCGCCGGACTCACCGCCGATCGGCGGGTATGTCCCATCAATGAATTTTTCTGACGCGCGTAATAGCGGTTACGCCGCAGCCATCGGAGCCTGACAAATGGCACTTCCGACCCTAGGTGTTCTCGACAAGGACCAGCTCGCAAAGACCGTCAACACGCTCAACAGCGGAAGACAGGCTGCGGCCGACTCCGCGTCCAGCGTGCTGTCGACCGAAGACCTTGCCGTCCTCACTGCCATAGCCGCCGCGTTGCCAGCGGCGCTTGGCGCTGGTGGCGGGATCAAGGTCGATGGCAGCGGGACGGTGTTACCTGTCTCATTGGCCGCCCTTCCGGCCGGCACGAATAATATCGGCGACGTCGATGTCCTTAGCTTGCCGGCATTGCCTGCTGGCGCAAACAACATCGGCAATGTTGGTGTTGCTTCTATTGCCGCCGGGGACAACAACATCGGCAACGTTGACGTTCTCACCTTGCCGGCTCTCGCGGCTGGCACGAACAATATCGGCGACGTCGATGTCCTGACCGTTCCCGCCGATCCGTTCGGTACGAATGCGGACGCGGCTTCCGCAAGCGGTTCTATTTCGGCCAAGCTTAGGTCGATGGCCACGGCCCTGCCCACCGCGCTCGGCGCTGGCGGCGGGCTTAAGGTCGACGGTAGCGGCACTGTACTCCCCGTATCGCTGGCCAGCGTCCCCTCACATGCTGTAACCAATGCGGGGACGTTCGCAGTTCAAATCAGCGCGGCCCTTCCGGCGAGCACCAATAATATCGGCGACGTGGACGTTCTCACCTTGCCGGTACTACCCGCTGGGACGAACAACATTGGCGATGTGGACGTTCTGACTGTGCCGGCTGATCCATTCGGCCTGAATGCAGACGCGGCGTCGCTCACTGGCTCGATCTCTGCAAAGCTAAAGGGCATTTCTACAGCGCTCGGTATCACCGCGCTCGACCTTGGTACTGGTACTGCCGGCTCGCGCACGCTGCGCTTTTTCCAAGATACCGCGCAGTGGATTGGTGGGGCCGGCGCTGTCACATCGGCCACTCAAAGGGCTACCCTCGCTTCCGACGACCCGGCGGTTGCGGTGCTCGGCGCGCAGGCGGATGCTGCCTCTGCCACGACATCGATCAAGGCCGCGTTGCGGGCGATTGCAACGGCTCTCGGTACGACCGCACTCGACCTTGGTTCCGGCACCGGCGGCTCGCGCACGCTGCGCACCATCCTCGACTCGAGCCAAGTCGCGAGCGTTCTCGATTGCTCGACCATCGTCACGCGGCCGGCTGATACGACGGCTTATACGGCGAACGATGCTTTTGCCAACTCGACGAGTGCGCCGACAACCGGCGGCTTCACGTTCACGAATGCCGCTGGCGTGTCCGGCGGTGGCGGCATGATCACCGACCTAATGGTGGTGTGTGCCGGTGCGACACAGTATGACGGCGAGCTAGTCATTTTCGACGGCGCTGTGACAGCCATCAATGACAACGCAGCTTTCACCCTGACCGACGCCGATGCTCTGCTAGAGCTTGGGCGGATACCGTTCTCGCTAATCGTGAAGGAAGGTCAAGCGAAAGCGCACGTTACCGGCGTCAACATCGGCTATCGCTGCGTCGGTTCTGCGAACCTGCGTTTCTTGATCAAGATCACAAACGCGCCGACGCCTGTCAGCGCGGACACGCTCAATTTCCGTATCAAGGGCATTCGATCGTAAATGCTAGAGTTGGTCCCCAAACTGTTCCTGAGCGGCAAGGCTTACGATCTTGCCGCGACCGGCGGGACGGCGCAGTTGACGCTGTCATTCCTGCCGGTTCCCGGCGCCCGTTCCTACGAGTATCAGATTTCGTCGACGTCTGCGGTGGCAGGGTTTGGCGCTTGGACCACGCTCGCGACCAACAAGATTATCGGTTCGCTGTCGGGCTCAACGCAGTATTGGGTGCGCGTGCGCGCCGTGAATGGGATGGCGCGCGGGCCCGGGGGGCGAGTTGCGACAGCGACAACCAGCGCCGCCGCCGCTACGCCGCCGTCGTACATCGCTGGCTCTTTGCAGACGTTCTATCCGGGCGGCACCGGCTTAGACAACGCAGGCACGGTGAGCACTGCGATTAACGTGCCAGCAAACGCGACAATGGCGGTTGGATGCATCTCAGGCTGGAAGGGTTTCACGAATAATTATTTCAGTGACGGGGCGATGACCTTCACAAAGGGGGGCGTGGACACTGCAATGGTCCCCGTCCAGTCTACGCCAAGGGCTGATACGACCGCCGCCAACCACAACGCCGCAATGTTTTATCTACCGCTGCCCGACACCGGAACGGGCAAAACATGGAAATGGGATTGGGTCGGCACATCATCGACAGATCGCAGTACGGTCTTTTCCATCATCTTCCTCAAAGACGTCGACACGTCGAGCCCCGTTCGTGGGAATGGCGGCGGACAGGCTACTGCACTTCCGGTCAATACGGGAACGATCACCGCCCTCTCTGGCGATCTCATCGTTGCTTTCGTTGGCATTAGCCTTGCGGCAGCGGCTACCGAAGCCACGATAGATTCTTGGTCTAACGCGACGCTGCTTTCGCAGGTGGCTCAAGACTTCAACTTCTCTGACGCCGCATGGGCCACTGCCCTACCGTCTGGCAATACGACCGTCGGGGCCGCCACGGGCACCGGCTGCGCCGATGTTGCCATCATCGCGATTTCTGTGAAGCCAGCGCCGTGATGGATAGACCATGGGATTGATGCTTTATAGCGCGCCCCCGGTGGCGCCTGACTCGCCGCCGATCTCGCCCGACTCGCCGGGGCTTGTCATCCCGGCGGATCGCGACTACGCCTGGAATCCGGGGAGGATGTCGGTCGGCGGCATTCCAACCGGGCGGCCCACCTTCACCACGGTCAATCCAAGCGGCGGTGACGACACCAACGCCATTCAGACGGCAATAGCCAATTGCCCATCAGGGCAGGCAGTGCAATTGAGTGCCGGAACGTTCCGGCTGCAGCAATTACAGGTTCCGCTGATGCTCAACAAGAGCGGGATCACATTACGCGGTGCTGGCCCGAACTCTACGACCATTCTGTTCGATAGGACCGGGGCTGCGGCGCTTCGACTCGGCACGACCATTCCAGGGACAACACTCAACACGCCAGCCGACCAGAGCGGGGCGGAAAACTGCCCGATAATGATAGTTGCCCCAAGCCGCTACGCTCAGATCGATAACCATGATCAAACCACCTATCTTCCTGGCAGCACCAAGAACCTGACGGCTGATGGCGTTAAAGGTGCCATGTCGGTAACCGTGTCAGACGCATCGATCTTCACGGTTGGCCAATGTGTGTTGGTCGATGAATTGACGGTGCCGTCATTCGTCCCGACGCCGCCCGGTTTCTTGAATAATAACACCAATGGCACGGAAGGAACGGTGACGGTTTACGCCGGTGATCGTATCGTTATGAACTGGCACAATCCTACTCAAACATTTCAGGACGATCCGCCCGATTCCTTCGGATGGTTTTCGCGTGGTGAGCCAGTGAATGTCGCCACCGGAAGCTATACCGATGGTCGCATGAATTGTGAGATCAAAGAGATCGCGAGCATTGTTGGCAACACGATCACGTTCACATCGCCATTGACCATCACCTACCGCACATCTCACACCGCGCAAGTGACGCGCTACTCGAATGGACAGGGCTGGGGAGACAGCATTCACATCAGGGATTCCGGGATTGAGAACATCAGGTTTTATCGTGCTGGCGGTGGAGGAATTTCCTTTGGCTGCGCTGCTTATTGTTGGGTCAAAAACGTTGAGATCGACACTTGCTGTTCTAACGGCATAGGGATGAGCGATTGCTTCCGCTGTGAGATCAGGGATTCCTACATCCACACTTCTGCTCAACCTACACCAGCGGCTGAAAGTTATGCCATTAGCGTACAACGAGGTTCGTCCGAGATACTTGTCGAGAACAACATCATCAGGGACTACTGCAAGATGATGGTTGCCCGTGCGGCGGGTGCCGGTTCGGTGTTTGGTTATAATTACACTGATGATGGTTGGGATTTTTATTATGGGGACGATACTACGAATGCGGATTACGCTAAATGGCAGGAATGCGGCATCAATGCCTCGCACATGGCTGGCCCGCACCACGTTTTGTTTGAAGGTAATTATTCCTGGAACGCTGATTCTGACTACACCCACGGCAATTCGATTTATGTGGCGTTTTTCCGCAACTGGTTGAGCGGGAAGCGCGCGAGCATCGCGGCTACGGTGGAAAGCAATATGCGCTGCGGCGGCGGCGCAATGTTCTCCTATTACATGTCCTATGTAGGCAACGTGCTGGGCCGCTCCGGGCAAATGTCCGGGTGGGTCTACACCGATGCCCGCATGGGCTGCGACGGCGCTGGTGAGCACTGCGTCGGGTTTCCCACTTCGGGATGGACGAACGGAACCACTTGGTCCGCGTCCCCGGCCATCTGGCGCGTTGGTTATGATCCCGAGCGCTGGTCATGCAACCCGGATGCTTTGACGCTCAGTTCTCTCATCCGCGACGGCAATTGGGACTGGCTGACCAGCAGCCAGAAATGGCATACGACGCCGAGCACATTCACCATTCCGAATTCAATGTACCTGACCAGCAAGCCCGCATTCTTTGGGTCCAACACTTGGCCATGGGTCGATCCGTCGACCGGCACGACATCCATCCTGCCCGCGAAAAAAAGATACGACGACGGAACTCCTAACGTGGTGCCGTGAAATGTCCGCAGTGCCTTACAAGACTGTTGTCGTGACGCCGGCTGCGTCGATCGACCTGACTGTGCTCGCAACGGTCAAGATGGAATTGGGGATCACCGACACCGAGAACGATGAGTGGCTGCAAACCAAGATCACGCAATCGTCGCAGGCGATCGCATCGGCATGTGGCCGCACGCTGGCGCAGGAAACGGTTGCGGATCATTTCAATCTCGGCTGGCGCTCCTGCGACGAGGCGCTGATCTTGTCGCGCTTCCCGGTCACGGAGATCGTGTCGCTGACGGAATCCAATCAAGATTTGTCGGCCGATCAGTATGATTTCGCCACCAACGGCTTGCTGTTTCGAGCGTCCGGTGACGCGCGGATCGCTTGGAACGGTGGACGCATTGTCGTCACCTATACCGCCGGCTACGAGTTGCTGACGACCTTGCCCTTCGATCTTGAGCAAGCCTGCCTCTTGCTCGTCAAACAAAACTACTTCGCCCGGACGCGCGATCCGTTGATCAAGGGCGTCGCCATTCCGGGCGTCTCAACCTACGATTATTGGGTAGGTGGTGTCGCTCAGGGCGGCGGGATGCCGCCGGAAGTCCAAACGCTGATCGCGCGCTACAAGGTGCATGCCGTCGCATGACCCCGAACCAGATCAAGGCCGATTACCGGGCGCAACTCGCGGCGGTCGGCGAGATCGTGACCATCCGGCGCTACACCGGCACCGGCACCAATCGCCCGAAGATCGACCGGACGGTGCTCGCCCGCGTCGTGGGGTATTCGCCTAACGAGTTGGTCGGAACCATTCAGCAGGGCGATCGCAAGTTCATCGTTCTGGCGGATGACATCACCGAGCCGACAACTGACAGCCCGCCGCAAACGCTAACCCTGCCGATCGTGACGTCGGACAAGGTTGTGGTGCGTGGCAAGGAACTCCAGATCGTCGCGGTCGATGACTCGACGCGGCGGGTTCAGGGCGTGCTGATAGCGCTTGAAATGCAGGCCCGTGGTTAGCTGGAAAGGCCAAGCCGCCATTGTGGTCGGGTCCGGTCCTAGCGCAGCCAGCGCCCCCCTGGAGCTTGCCAGGGGGCGTGCCCGTGTCGTGGCGGTCAACGAGTCCTGGCGGCTGGCGCCATGGGCCGATGTCCTGTTCGCCATGGATGGGGTGTGGTGGGTCGATAATGGGGGCTTGCCGCAGTTCGCCGGCCGGCGCGTCACCTCATCGCCGCACGCCATGAAGACCTTTGGGCTCGACTACTTTGTCTCGAACGGCGCCACCTCGGGGTTGCGGGCGATCTATATCGCCGAAAAGCTGCAGGCCAACCCGATCCTGCTGGTCGGGTTTGAGATGCATCCGAGGGGTGGCGTGCATTGGCATCCGCCGCATTGCATCCGCATCGGGCTGCGCAATCCCGGCAAAAACGAAATGGCGATTTGGCGCCAAGACATCGAGCGCGTCGCCGACAAATTCAAAGCGCGCGGCACGCTGATCATCAACTGCACGCCGGACTCGGCGCTGACGTGCTTCCCGCAAATGCCCTTTGAGCGGGCGCTGGATGCCTGTCACAATCCGGCTGCAGCCGCTCACTAGAGACGTTGACGTCCTCGTTGGCGGGCTCGACGCCGAGGATGCGTCCGAACTGCTTGCGGCGTTCGCCGAGGAAGAGATCGACGACGCGAAGGCGCTCAATGCGAGCATCCTCGGCAAGGTGCCGCCTTACAAAGTATTCGTCGACGGCAAGCTGGGTGCGCCATTGGAATCGGTGCAGCCCACCGGCGTCATCGTTGCCGAGTTCGAATTTGTAACGGAAGTGCTGATCTGGATTTCGCAGCAGTTGACCACGTTTTCTCCGGTCAAGAGCGGTCTCTATAAAAGGTCGCATGAGTTGTTTGCCGATGGGAGGCACGTCGAACAAATCGACGAACTTATTCCGATTGCCGAGCAATACGTGTTCGTGAACACCGTCCCATACGCTCGCAAGATCGAGCGCGGACTGTCATCGCAAGCGCCTGATGGCGTCTATCAAGCGGTCGCATCTTTGGCGCAGCGCCGCTTCGGCAATATCGCGCGCAGCAACTTCACGTTTGCGACTCTCCCCGGTGGCGAGCGCAATCCAGCAATATCGGTAACGACGAAATGAGCCATGCCTAGCAAGGTTGTAGCGGACGCGGTCGAGGCGCGGTTGATGTCCAATTGGACGGCGTCGCCGATCGTTCCTTACGACACGGCGGGGGAGCCGCCGGAAGGCGTCGAGTCGTTCGTCGTCGTGCAGTATCCCGTTGTCAACGGCATTCGCCCCGCGCTTGGCCGGACCTTCTTTGAGGAAGGCGCGATCCGCATCGTGCTCAACGTCGTGCGCGGCGTCGGTTCGGCGCAGGGCCTCGCATGGTCCGATGAACTGAAATGGATGTTTCGCGCGGTGAAGTTCGACGGCATCGAAACGTTCGTGCCGGACGGACCCGTCATCGACGACACTATCGAGGAAGGCAATTGGGTCATGTACTCGATCATTGTCCCCTATCGCTACGAGTTCGTGTCTGCCGTGTACGAACCTCTTAGCGTTTGAACCCGCAACCACGGCGATATAGGAGAAACGGCGATGGCATTCGTCACGGCATCCGGTACGCAAGTTTTCATCGGGGCGTCGGTCACGACTCAAGAGGCTGACAGCTTGGCCGAATTCGCAGCGATGTCGAATTGGACTGAAATCAGGAATGTGGAAAGCGTCGGCGAATATGGCGATCAGTCGAGCGACGTTACTTTTGCCGCGCTTGGTGACGCGCGCACGCAGCACGCCAAGGGCGCTCGCGACGCCGGCCAAATGACCATCACCGTCGCGCACGATCCAACCGATGTTGGTCAGGCCGCGATGGAAGCGGCAGAGCAAACCAACTTCAACTATGCGTTCAAGGTCATTCTGCCGGACGCGCCGACCGCAAACTATCAGGATTCGGTCCAATACTTCCGAGGCCTTGTGCAGTCGAGGCGGAAAAACGTCGGCACCAACGACAACGTCATCCGCAACACCTACAATGTCGGTATCAATTCCGAAATCTTCACCGATCTCTCGCACTCGGTCTAAAGGCGAAGGTCAAGGTCAAGGCCAATAAGGAGGATACATGAAACTCAAAGACGTCGCGGTCGATGCTGGCCGCGCAGAGGAAGGTGCATGGGTCGACAACATTCCAGACATGGAAGGTCTGCGGCTCAAGGTGCGTGGTGCAAACAACAAGGATTGGCGGCGTCTGCAGCAAAAGCTGATCCAAGCAATCCCGCGCAAGCGAAGGATGTTGGGCCAACTGGAGCCGGACGACTCCGACGACATCACCACCAAATGCCTGATCAACACGTCGTTGCTTGATTGGGACGGGTTGGACGGCGACGACGGCCAGCCGCTTCCGTACACCCTTGAGACGGCCAAAAAGCTTATGACCGATCCCGACTATCGACGCTTCCGTGAGGCGGTGTCGTGGGCGGCGAATTGGGTCGGCGAGCAAAGCAAGGAAGACGTGGAGGAAGACGCGGGAAACTTATTAAGGCTCTCGTCTGGCACCACCGATGGGGGCCGCAAGTTGAAGGCGTCTTAGAGAAAATCGAGCGCGGTATCGAGCCGCCCCCATGGTTCCATGAACAGCCGGAAATCTGGCCGCAGAACCAGTTCCACTGGCAAGCATTCAGCGACTTGAGTAGCGAGCGGCAAATCGGCATGGGCATCGGGCCGATCCCGCGTTCGGCAATCAAGGCATATGCAAAAGAGTTTGCCATCACCGGCGATGAGTTCGACGCCTTCTATCGCATCATCAGACTGATGGACAACGAATATACTTCGCTTTCCAGCAGCAAGAAACCAGACGACAAAGGCTTGGTCGCGTCGGCGGATGACCCGGAGCGCACCAGGGCGGTCATGGAAATGATCAAATCCAGGGCTGCGCGAGCAAACAAAAAGCAGCGCAAGCAGAAGGTTCATTGATGGCCACAAGCACGAACCTCATTCGTACTCTGACGATCCGGTCCAAGACCGAGGGCGTGCAGGAATCTACGAGTCAGTTGCAGGGGCTTGCCGCCGCTGGCGATCAAGTTACGACGGCGTCGGTCAGTCAGGAAAAGGCAACGCTAGGTGTCGAGCGCGCCTACCAGCGACTACAGCGGCAACTCGATGAGACGTTCAAGTCGCAAGAGCAAATGGCCAGGGTCACGCAAACGCTTGAGCGCGCGCAGGCTCAAGGATTGGTGACGCAAGAGCGCGCGAACGAACTGATGGCCGCAGCGGCGCAGCAGTACGGCAAGACGGCTTCCGCCATGTCAGACATTACCAAGCGCATGTCCGAAAGCACCATGGCAAACGCCAACCTTGTACGCGGCATGTCGGATGCCGGGCGCGCGGCAACGGCAGCCAACGACAATCTCGGGAAGGCCGCCGCCAACACCGATAAATACACGAACGTCAACAAGCTCGCCCGGTTCGAATTGGTCAACTTGGGCCGGCAAATCCAAGACGTCGGCGTATCGCTTGCGTCCGGTCAAAGCGCGTGGACGGTTGCGATTCAACAGGGTTCGCAAATCTCCGACGTGTTCACCTCATCCGGCGTTTCGATGGGTGGCTTCGCGAAACAGATGCTCGGCATGATCACGCCGATGCGGGCATTGGTTGTCGGCGGCACCGCACTAGCTGCGGCCGGAGTCTTGATCTTTCAATCGTGGTCGGAGACGGCGAAGCAGTTTCTCGATCTGTCGCAACGCATTGACGTTCCAATTGCCAAGCTGCGCGATTTGCAAGCTGCGGCTCAGGTGAAGGGCGTCGATATGAAGTCGTTTACCTCGGGGATGGAGTCGTTCTCGACGCAAGTCGATCTGGCCCAAAAGGGCCTCGGTAATCTCGCCGATCTGTTCCGACACAATGGAATGGCAGCGGGTGACGTCACGAAATCTCTGGAGCAAGTCTCAACATTGATGTCGAAGGCGCAGAGCGGCGCCGAGAAAGTCTCGATTGCGATGGCCGCGGGAGTGCCCCCAACAGCGGAATGGATTCGCCTGTTGGAGCTTGGTCCCAAGGGGATGCAAGACCTCCAAAATAGCATGAGCAAGATCACCGCCAACGAGGAACAGTTGGCGTTGAAAGCGCGGGCATTCGATGAGGCATGGACGGCGGCGTGGACAAACTTCAAAACCAATGCGCAATCCGCCGTTCTGACGGCCGCGAGTTTCCTTGGCACTATGATTGACAAGGCAAGTGAGTTTTTAACGAAACAGCAACTCAGATTCAGGAGTGAAGCGGAGCTTGGCAGACAGGCGCTCGGGGCTGGCATTGGCACGCAGTTCAGTACCGAGGATGCCGAGAAGTTTTACAACACGGTCAACACCGGAAAGGAAAAAACGATCGATCTCAATAAAAAGAATGCGGTCACGACTTTGGAGGAAGTCAAGGCGCAGGAGAAGCGATTACAACTTGAGAACGATCACATCCGAATTCTGGGCGATCTCGCCACCCTTGAACAAAAGCAACAGTTGAAGCGCAACGAGATCGAGCTTGCGCGCCTAAAAGGCGTGTCGGTTTCGAAAGGGGAGGAAGCAGCACTCATCGCGAATGTGGGCGAGCATGCGACCAAACTGAAAGAATTGAAGGTCGATTACTCCGAGATTGAGCAAGCCGTCTCAAGCTTCGGCCATACGTTGATCAGTTCCATGCTCGACGGCGCGACCGCGACCGAGGCTTTGGGCAAGGCCATCAAAAGTCTCGGCGATCAAATGATCAATGTTGGCCTGAAGGATTTCGGCAAAAGCATCAGCAAGGGCATTTCCGACATGCTGCCGTCCCTTGGTGGATTGTTCGGCGACATGGGCGGCGGGCTTGCCACCGCAGGCATCGGCATTGGCGTTAGCCTGATCGGCAAGTTGTTTGGTCAGGGCGATGACAAAGAGGCGAGAAAACAGCAGGAGGCGCAGGCCAAGGCGGCCGAGGAACTGCAGCGCGCCAAGGATGCTTGGGCCGGAATGAGCGATGAAGTTGAGGCGTTCAATCGCGCAGCGGCGGGCTTCAAGATCGGCGAGTTGACGACGCAGATCGAGGCGCTATTCAAGCAATCTGAGCCGTTGTTTGCGGCGGCAAAGGCCGCCAATGACGCGGCAGGTAATGCGGCGCTCGGCGCGACGCTGAGCGCAGGTCTCAATCGCCTGCTGAATGAGTTTGCGACTAACCTACCGGGGTTGATCAGCGAGTTCGGCGCGACCGGGCCGATTGCCGACGCAAAGGCGTCGGTCGCGAAGCTGATGGATCAATTCGAAAGCCTCAATGCCTCGATCCAAGAATTTGCGGGTCGAACGCTATCGGACCAAACAGACGCCTACATCGCATTGAACACAGCCGCGCGCGATGCCGTGTTGGCGATGGCCGATACCGCAGAACCGCTGTCTGACATCGGCCAGAAGCTCGCCGATCTGAATGCCAAGGCCGCTGCGTTACCGGAAGCGCTGGTGCAGCTTGGTCTTAGCGCCGAAGATGCTGCCACGGCGATCAACGACAAGCTCAACGTTGCGCTTGAGGCGCTGCGCGGCAGCTTCATGGATGAGCTTACCCGGCAAGTGAACGAACTGACCGGCGGCGAATGGATCAATCAAGCCGAAGACCTTACCAAAAAGGTCACCCAAATGCGCGCCGACGCAGCAGCATTGGGAATCCAGACTGGACTGATCGACGAATTCTATGTGCGATCCGCGCAGAAAATTGTCGATGAGAATCAATTGGCCGGCGAGTCGTTCGACAAGCTTGTGGACCAACTCGGCCTCGCCGACGCAGGCTTGAAGGAATTTTCCAAGGCGGTCGAGGAAGTGGCCGAAGTGGCCAAGCGTTCGGTCGAGGAAATTGCGAGCACGATTCAGGCCAACTCCGATCGTCTGTTCAACGCGATCCATCGCAGCAACTCGCTACAGGATCAATTGGCGCGCTTTGACTTGCAGGCGCAGCGGGAACGCGAGGCAGAGATCGCCAAGGGCGGGCAGGCGCTGGCATCGCTAGAGGCGGCGCAACAGCAGGAACGCCTCAACATCATCGACGATTACAATCAGCAGCAATTGCAGGCGCAGAAGGATGCGCAGGACAAGGCGGCGGAAGAGGCGCAGCGAGCGCGTGACGAGGAACTGCGCAAGGCGCAGCAGGCCGCAGAGGAGCGCCAACGCGCTATCGACGAGGCGACGAAGTTCGTCACCGGCGCACTGCAGAATATCGCGCAATGGATTCAGCATTTCATGGCTGGATCGCAGTCACCACTATCGCCATCTGCGCGGCTGGCATCGGCGCAATCGTCATTCGCGACGCAAAAGGCGTTGGCCATTGGTGGCAACCGCGATGCGCTGACGGGTCTGACGCAAAACGCGCAGGACGTCATTGATGCCGCTACCGCCTATTACGGTTCGTCGGCGGCAGGCCAAGCCATCATTAGCAGCATCATCTCTCAGTTGCAGGGCTTGCCGGGGCAGATCAGCGCCGAGCAATTCATCGTCGACGGATTGAAGACCCCGATCGACAACGTCACCGCGTCGGTCACATCGCAGACCGCGACGTTGACCGCTCAATTCAGCGCCTTGCAGACCGCCGTCAACAGCGGAAACGCGAGCGCAATCGCAACCGCGCTGTTGCCGCTGTTCAATACCCTGGACACCAACGTCAACGGTCTGTTGGACTTCAACGAATTCAAGACCGGCCTTAGCGGCATGGCGTCCGACTTTGCGCTGCACGATATGTTTACTCGTCTTGATCTCGACAATTCCGGTTCGCTCGACAAACTCGAATTGATCAAGGCGTCCGCAGCGAGCACCACGACGAACACGAACGGTATCAACAACAACACGTCCGGCATTAATCAAGATACCGACAATCTCAGCCCGATCCAATCGAATACGTCACAAGCTCTTAATACCCTGACGCAAGCGGTCAATAATCTTTCAAGCATCATAACACAAACGTCTGCCACGGCATCGTCGACAGCGTCGGCTGCTGCGTCACTACAGACGCAAAATCAAACTTTGGCGGCCATTAACGTTGGAACGAACGGCATTATTAATGCGATCAACGCCCTTGGCGTACAGTTGGACGCGATCAGAGGTTCGGTTGGATCGTCGGCCTCATCGAATTCAACCGCTATCACACACCTCTCGTCTATCAATACCAACACGGGCTCAATTTCCTCTTGGGCACCCGGCAGCAATCACGCGCTGGGCGGCTACATCACCGGCGGCGTTTCTGGCCGCGACAGTGTCCACGGCATGCTGACGCCGGGCGAGTTCGTGGTCCGCGAGCCAATCGCGCGCAACAATCCATGGCTTGCGGGCTTCAATCAAACGGGCGTCATGCCGGCGTCCATCTTCACGGCTGGCAATGACAACGGTGGCGGCATCGTTGCGGCCATCGCCAAAATGGAACGCTCGATCATGTTCGGGATCAGGGCAATGATCGAAACCGAGTTGCAGGCGGCCGGGATCATCTCCAAGCCGATTGAAGAGGCGAACAAGCTGCAGCGTGCGCGGCGAGGCGAAAAGAAAGTCGCGTGATCTTTCTCGTCGAGTTCGACGTGCATGATGGCGTCTCGGCCAGCAAGCTTTACGTGTCGACGCACGGCATAAGCTCGGGGCCGAACGATGTTCCGGCCAACCAGTATTATCGCTCGCGGCTAGAGTCGGTCGGCCGGATCGAGCGATCGATGTTCGGCAATAGCGACGGCGTCAGCGGTGGCACGACCGGCGGTCAATCCGAAGTTGGGTTTGGCAATGTGTCGGTTATCAACGGCGCGCCCGGCGGGTTCGAAGAGTTCATAGATGATTGGAAGGATTTGGCCTTTCGGGCTGTGACCATCATGAGCCTGACCGGCAGAACGCAACCGTTTGCGCAACGTGTGACCCGGTTCGTCGGTCCGGTCGAGCAATTGGTATCGACCAACGCGCTGCAGCAATTCGACATCATCATCCATGACCGATTGAAGGATTTGGACAAGCCGCTGTTGGTCAACCAATATCTCGGCACGACGAACTTCGGCGGGCTCGGCACTGTCGAGGGTGACGCCGACATGAAGGATCAGATCAAGCGCAAGGTGTGGGGATCGCAGCACAATATCGAATGTATCGACGTCAATCACTACGACCTTGTTCGGCAAGTCAGCGACGGGCCGGTTGTGTCGATCGTGGCCTACGATGGCGGCGTCGCACTGACCAACGATGGCGATGTTGGCAGCTTGAGCGC